TAATAGAATCACCTTGGTCAATACGAATCCAAGAACCTAATCCAGCATCCACAATATCTGCAAATCTGTCTTCTGACATATCAGAGGAAATAACAGGGGTATAAGTAGCAGAACCAAGCAATAAGTGATTTCTACGAGATACTTTGTTATACAAAGCAACTTCACGATCAACCAAAGGCATAAGCAGTGGTTCAATACCGTCAATAGCTCCATTTAAAGGGTAAGCTGGAATTTCTGTCATTCGTTTGTCATTAATTAAAAGGTTATCAATAGTACGAATAAATTCCCATTCACCTGTACCGTTGGCACCACCTAAAGAACCGCCACGCGTTTGGTATTCTTGTTGTTCGACACCATTAATAAAACTTACATCTTCGCCGCCGCTATCTTTGTTACGCTCATATACATTAATATAGAAGTAACCATCAGCAGCAATAAAGTGATCAAACACAGTATCAACGTAATCCGGATGCCATTCGTTTTCACGATAGCTCTTCTGATAGGAACGAGTGATTAATCGGGTAAGAGTAATGTCTCTAGTAATAGGGTGAACAGATGTTTTCCAGTTAATTACAGACTCTGCATTCAATAACACAGGATAAGGCCGTAACATTTTTTGTTCTTCTACACTAAGCATATCCATATCTGGTACAGTTGGGAAGTCTACATATACCCATGCTCTACTTGTTTGCATTTCTTCCCAGATAGCTTCGTCTAGAAAAGATAGCATTGACTGATTATCAGAAGTGAACTGATGAGTCAACCATTCCTTTGCGCCTTCTGGGGCGTCATCGGGAAGGTTCATCACAGGAGGCTTACGCAACAAACCCGAAGTCAAGACCTTGGCGTATTGCGCGGTCAACCCGGGTAGCTCAGCTTCTGCTTTATAAAAGTTGTATTGTTCTTGCGTCATTGAAGGTGAGAATGGTAAAAGAATATTTTGAGACGCATTAACTGTACTGTCTAATTCTTTTGCTTGGTTCTGACCATTCAGTATTGCGCGAGAGGTGCGCCACAGCCGCCTGAGAGACTCATATCGAGCATTAGGGTCGCCGACTGATTTGGAACGATTTCCGGTGCTATTTGCTATCATCTTCGTCTACCTTGTCTGATTGAGGGTCTTCAGTGATTAGTTTTTCTTCAGCTTCTTTCTTTCGAAAAATAGCATCATATGCCTCGTCAAACCGTTTATGGTTAGTAGGGCGTTGTTTTGATCCTTTCCCATTCATAACGGGTTCTCCTTTGGCATTCTATTTCTTTTTACTAGGCTTTAATAGATAATCTTTGTCTCTCATTGTAGTAAGTCCTTGTTTAAATTAGTTTTAGTTGTTCTTTATAAGGCGGTATTTTTATTTTAGAAAGAAAAGCCTCTTTTTACAGTTTTAGCATGATTTCTTACAGGAAATAAATATTCAACAGCATATCTTATTCCGTCTGTCCAATGCTCAATTCCTTCAGTTTTATCAATAATTAACGCTTCTGGGTTATTCTCTTTCCAAGATGTACGCTCAATAGATTTAATTGAATTTACACAATTGGGGGCAACGAAAAAATGAACCTTGTCATCAGCTGTTTTAAGCATTCTGTTTACTGCTTGAACTGAGTCTGCGATTGCTGGTGCGCGTGATCTTGCTAAGGTAGCTAACCCGTGCGACTTTAAAATAGAAAAATCTGTCCTACCTACTGCAGCTGAGCTTTTCCTCGCTCGACCGCTCGGATCTGGATACGTAATGATCTTATGACCCTTATACTTCTCAGCTAAGTGCTTCGCTAAAGTCTCAGTATCAGGATGCCCTTGGAATTCATCAAGAACATGGATCTGCCCTCCTCTAACAGCAAAGGCCACACTTGCCATAATACCCACGTTAAAGTCAATGGCAACGTGGACATCTTCCTTGGCTTCAAAGTAATCTAAAGGCTGAACATTCGTAGTTCGATTAAAATTGTAAAAGACTGTATTACCAGAATCCTCAAAAGAGGCCTCATATTCCCTTTGGAACTTTAGGGCATCAATGGTATGCTTAGTCTTCTCAATTTCATCAGGGTCCAGATATGGACTATCTCTGTAGGTAAATCGGTAGCTCTTCCAATCAGAATCTCTTTCTTGGAAATTAAATTGCTCGTAAAAATAATCCATCCCCATAGGAGTAGAAATTATTAGTGCCCTTCCTGGGCTTGGAGCTCCATGTATTTCTGCCATTTGCTCTGACCATCGGGTCGTTATACAGGGCTGAATCACGGATTCCCATGACTCTTTCGCTGTAGAACCTGCGCCTCTCCATGATGTTGTTTCATCGCACACAACAAAATATTGACCGCTTCCTCGCATCCTTGATGATGCCTCGTAGGACCAGAGCTTTAACACAACATTATTTGGTAGCCAGAATGTCCCTGAGTGAGAACTCATTTTATCACAGTGGTCTGCTAGTCCTAACTGATATGCAATTAGGGGGAAGTAGATATCTACACACTGTTGGTAAGTAGGGGCAATAATGGCTACATTCTTATTCGGTATATCTGCTGGCATGTTAATTAGTTCTTGACAGGCCAGAATAGCTGCTGTTGCTGCTAGGTATGATTTGCCGAAACCTCGGGAGGCACAAACAACACCGTATCGAACTGTTTGTTCAACAAAGATGTCATTAATGATCCGGGATTGTCCGGGATGTAAGTTAATAGCCATTATAGGCTCCTGTATATTTAAAATGATGCTTATGTAGATTATTCTAAGTTTACCCTTGTCCTCGGGATTTCTTGTAGCTAGCTTTCTTCGACTTATTCATCGAACTAGTTTTAACTGAGCCTCCAATAGAGGTCTTCTTTTTGGGTTTGAAAGAGATAGCTCTTCCTGTTGAGATTTTAGCCATTATAGTTTCCTATTTAGTATTGGTTAGTTGCACAAAAAGCTTGAGGATTATCGTTATCAGTCACTTCTGAGGCACAGTAACTATTCACTCAGAAGAGGCCCTTATATGACACAAAGGGACTTCATTAGGGGTAGGTTGTTATGTTAGTTAATATACACAATAACATGTCCTAGATATTAATCATAGATTAGTAGCTTAGATGTCTCTATAGATGATTCCCTTAAGGCATCTATGACCCTTATGTCCATTAATGACCCTTATGTCCATTAATGACCCTAATAACCCGGGGGTCTGGTTCTTTATAAGGCGGTATTTTATTTATACACAAAACAACTAAATTAAGCTTCATTAAGAGCTTGAGAGGTATCCTCTATGACCATATATGCACCCCCATAGCCAAGGTATCAGGTAGTTAGCATAAGTGGCAGAGGTGTTCATTCTTGATGCTTTATGGTTCTTTTTGAAAGACCTTAAAGGGAGGTTGGATAAATTTGTAAGCAGGAATGGGCATTGGAAGCTGGCGTGAAAACGGGAGTGGGGCGGGGGGTTGTTTGTGGTCTTAGGGGTGTGGTGGTTTTCAAACACCTTAAAGGGAGATTTGTGTATCTTTGTAGGGAGGATGGTAGAGGCATTTTAAAGATTCAAAGCGGGGTAATAGCCCCCCATAAAACCTCTATGACCCCTATACTACCCCTCCCTGACCCCATCACTCATGTCCATAGATGATCATCAATGCATCATCAATGCAACACTAATGTAACAGCTATGTGCCCGGATTAAAGGCGACCGTAATGGCATATATGGTCACAAATAGTCATATATGAATATCAACTCTCTTTGTGTACAGGTAGGAGCATAGGTGGGCATTAGTGGACATGGGTGATCATGTGTGTTTGATGGTAGATTAGGGGTATTCTTGATATTTCCTTAAAGGCAGTTATTCAATTTATGCACACATCTGCATGATTATTAGCACAAATGACCACATATCCCCACATATCACCATGAGTCTACCCTCAATACCCCCTCATCATTAATGACCATCAATGCCCATAAATATACATCAATGTTGATTTATTATCAAGTATGATTTCCCTAATATATGATCATATATGGTAGCTAAATGTTCATACCTCTCTGATTAATAGCCTTTATCTATCGCTCATCTATTATTATCTATCGCTCATCTATTATTATCTATCCCTATAGTGCATTATCTATAGTCTCATCTACTAAGCTCTATGCCCGTCTCTCTTATTTTAAATTAAAGCATAAGCACTATATACTATCCCTACAGAATACGCTCTATGATAACCATCTATTAGTCCTCTATGGTCTTCTATGACTGCACAACAGCTTCTGTAGAGCCGCACAAAAAGCTTGAGGATTATCTATGAAGATATACACAAAAAAAATAATAAAAAGCCCCTCTGAAACACTAACACCCATAAGGGCATTAATGATTCAGAGGGGCGATTCTTATTTAACTTATTTTAACTCCATAGTCCTTCATAATACTTCCCGAAAAGACGGAAGCC